TCAAGGCGAAGCCATCTGACCCGCTGCCTGCATACCAGCCAGCGCGGCATTGAACTTAGTTGCCAGAGCGTTCAGGTCAGCCACGGCCCCGGCCACATCCGTTGCAGAGGATTCCCCCGCATTGGCAACATTTGCGGCCATCTTAACCCCACCAATAGCGGTAGAGCTTGCGGCTGGAAGCGTATAGCCCCCACCAGATGCTGCCTCTGTAATCGCCTGCATAATGACCCGTGCAGCCTGCGGAGCGATACCTACAGCGGCTAGGTCGTTCACTGTCACAGCCATATCAGATACTCCTTATGCCCCACCAGAGGATGCGGTTGCGTTAACCGCCTTAGTCTTTGCTGCCTGCACTGTGGTATTCACGCCGGAAAGGATCTGTGTAAGGCCATCCACAACGCCAGAGACGTTGAACTCTGTATTGCGTTCAAGAAGGCTAAGCCCAACCGTGACTAGAGAGCCAACATCTGCAATATTGGACTCCACACTTGCGGAGATTGTCTTGCCAGAAATAGTGGCAAAAACGGATTCGCCTGCGGTAATAAGTGCCTGTGTATTCATGGCGGGTTCCAGTCAATTTTTGGGGGTGGTTTTCGCTACGGCATCATCGGCATTGGCCGCGTGTTTGCCGTTCAAGCCCAGCTTGTTGATGGCCTCATAAACAGGGAGCCATTTGCTGCCATCTTTGGGTCGGGGCCAGAAATACGCAGCCAGCGCGCATGAGCTGACCACGAATGAGCCAATCACGCTCACTGCCGCCGCCCATTGGGCCGGGAGCATAGGCAGAACGTAATTGAATACGGATGTGAGGACTGTGGTGGGGTCCATATCAGGCCTCCATCGCGGCGCGGAAAAGCGGGGTGGCCTGTTCGGCTACGCCTGCGCCCCCCGGCGTATTGTAATGCTGCTTCCAATAGGCCGCCCATGCTGTAGCATCACCAGCGGGAGGCAGCGCATCCGGCTGGCGAAACAGATGAACCCGGCACATGGCAGCAGCATAAACGGGATTTGTCACAAGAGCCTGTGCGCTAGGTTGCCCACCAGCAAGAGCAGACAAGGGTTTTTGCAGATCAGGGCGGTACCGAATGAAATTCGCCCACATATCATCATGGGTGGCCGGTTCCATCTGCCAGAAGCCAAGGGCCGGACCAGAGCCAAGCTGCTTGAGGTAAGTGTATCCACTCTCCTTCAAGCCGATGCCGAGAACTCCTTGCTGGGCGGAAAGGGTATTGAGGGCCGCAGGCAGAGAAGCAAGCGCAGGCTTAACCAACAGATCGCGCACATGGGGGAGATACAGGCCACTCATTGCGTTAGCCAGTGCAGAAGATAAACGGTTCCGGCTGCTATGCCGCCACCAAGGCCAGAAAACCCAGCTATAAGCGAGTTCTTAAAGCTGCCCTGCTTCTGAACAACATCCAGAATTTTATTTAGAGTTTCCTGCTGCGTATCCTGCTTGGATTTTATATTTACCACGTCATTCTCCACCTGCCTCACATTACTGGTGAGGGCGCTCATGCGCTCGGAGAACTCTGGACGAGTGATGTAAACACCAACCGGGGCTGCGCTATTGATAGCGGCGGCTTCACCCATGCTATACCTGCAAATTTGGGAAGAGAGCCGCCCTAGCTGCCGAGGCGTGAGAGGGCGAATTAGTAATTTATTACCTAAAATTCGCCCCATGTACAAGATTTATGAGGTGAAAATATCCGTTGGCCGGTCCGGCAGAGCTGTGCTGGTCTTGTCCGCACCACTGGCAATAGCCTGCACGGATTTGACATAGGCTTTCATCGTATCGCTAAAAGTCTCGCCCATGGCCGCAGCATAGTTGATCTGGCTCTGTATCCAGCCCGATACCTCGGCTGCCGCCCGGTCCGCCAATGGCACAACGACAACAGGCGGCACATAATCTGCCAGCTTACCTGTTGTGGTGTCGTAATACTGCTGGCGAGGGTTCTGCTGCCTGTCCGCGTACGCATCGGCAGTGATCGGGTATAGGTCCGCCAGAGCGGGCGATGTAGGTGCGGAGGAGAACCCCCACATATCGTAAACAGCACATGGACTGTTTTTGTCACAGTAGTATCGGTCAGGATATGTGAGCGCGCCACCCGTCACAAAAATGTTGGACTGTCCGGTTACGGATGGCACAGACGCCAGCGCCCACTGCGCAGCAGATAACGCTATCAGGGACGAAACTGCCGGAGTGGACAGCAGATCCACAGCCTGCCCTGTAATGGTTTTGCCACTCCAGACATCCATGAGCGTGGATAAGGCGTTTTCGCCTTTGGTGGCATAGTATTGTGCTGGATAGGCGCTTTTGATCAGCGCGCCAACGGATGTATCTGTCACTGACATATCCCCTTAAAAATAACCATAGGCTATCACATACATATCGGCAGTATCCTTGCCGTGATGCGTAAAACCCGTGGTCGTCACTTCATTGATATTATGGTTGGCCAAGGCCCCATCGCCGTCAGAAATAACCTGCGTGCATACAGCGACTGTCTGCCTGAACACCGTTGGAAAACTCACAACCTGCCCGTTGGCAACGCCTGTTGCAGTAAACACCTGCACCCGGAGATTGGGGTCAGTAAATGGCAGGTCGGCAGTAACAGCCCCTGTCCCTGCCGGGCATTGCAGGCGGCCACCATTGTAGGCGGTTTGCGGCATTTCATAGATGGAGAAGTTCGTGCCATCATAAATGTAATGCAGCATGGAATAATGCGACCCCGCATATTCCCTAAGCGCCACCTGATATTCAGTTCCGTTCGGAGATGTCCCCTTGATCAGATCCGTATCGTAGGTCTGCCCAGATGTAGAAGTATAATTTCCAGCAGTCGTAAACTGGTTGCCGTCCGTAATAGCCTGCGTGCCAGTCAGGTGATTGCCCCCACCCAGATTGGCCTTGATCGAATTGAGGTAATTATCACCTGTAATCCGTGCCTGTGTCTCGGCTGTAATGCTCGCCTGCAACGCATTGTCGGCATTCGTGCGCGTTGCAGCCTCGTTATTGATGTTGGTTTGCAACGTGCCGTCTGCGCTAGCTCGTGTTTGGGCCTCAGCAGACAGACTCTGTGTTGTCGCGTAATCCCCTTTGGGCTGATAATTGGCAAGATCGGACGTATAGGCAAAATCACCCAACACACTATCCGTAAAGCGGCCCGCAGAGCTAAGCAGCAGAAACCGGCTTTTGGGGTTGCCGCTCAGTAGCAGGACGCCCTGAAATTCAGACCCGACCAACTCTTGAACATACAGACTGAATGCGCCGCCTCGCCCCCCGGCATTAGAGGATAACCTAGCATATTGTGTGACGGCCCCCGATGTTTGGCCGCCGGGGTCGTAAACAGTGGAAATTCCACTCGCTGCATTGACCGCAAGCGAGCCAGACATGGTCTGGTTTCCGGAAAAACTGTTCCCCCCCGATAGATTGGCCTTGCCGTTCAACTGATCAACAGTTGCCGCATCTGTATTGGCAGTGCCATTGGCTACATTGATCAGCCTATTACTACCGGCATTGAAATTGCCGGTCATTGGGGTCGCCCCAGAACGCAAGAAAGCAGCATTCAGGGCAGCGGCAACATCCTCAAAGGGGCCGTTGTGTTGGGCTGTAACAATCAATTTCCCTGCGACAGCCTTATACTCTGACGGCAGAAAGTAGTTTCCGTTGCTATCGTATGGCATGTCAGTTTCTCTCTGCGGGAAGCCCGGCCCCGATCAGGGCAGCCGCGATATTAGGGGCTATTTGGCTTTGTGTTGGAGCAACGGGCGCGAATATGGACGCATCGCGGGACATGAGGGCGCGGGCTACGGCGTCCCGCGTGCGCTCATTGCGGGCATTGATCGCGCCACTTGCCAAACGCTCACCGACACCAAGCGCCGCATCCCCAAAGCGAAGGTTAAGAAGCGAGCGCAGGACGGGTGTTTTCTGGTCGCCGGGGATGATCTGCTGCGCGAGTATGTTGCGGTCAGTCATGGAGCCACCACGCGCGGCTTGCGTAGTTGCAGCAAAGGCCCGCTCCGCATCAACCGCATTATTCAGGCCGCTTGCTGCGTCATCGCCAAGAATGAGCGCCATTTTCTCCCGGTTATATCCCTTGTCCAGCAGGGCCTTTGCCGCGTTTGCATCATTCCGCGCCGTCCCCATTGTCTGGGCAACCTGCTGACGAGCCCCCTCAGTAAAGGCAGCTTTTTCAGACTCGCCCATGCCCGCCAGAGTGCGCTGGAGCATATCCGGCGTTGTCGCGCTGCTGAACACCTTCTGCCCATCCGCAAGGGCCTGCGCGACCTTGGAATAATCTGAGTAAATGCCGCGTGCTGTGGCATATTCAGGAACCGCGCTGTCCATATGGCCCAAGAGCGCGTTCTTGTTACCGATTAGTATGCGCGCCTCATTGTTATTCCCTGTCCTCTGGGCGCTTGAAATGGCATCATCCAGCGCGCGCTTAGTGTAATCTAGCGCCATGACCGTGGGTTTTTCGGGATCAAAGGATTCTCCCGCGTCAGATGCGAGCCGAGCCGCCTTCCCCATTGCCGACTGCATGGCGGGACGAGCGAGCAGTTCCCGCAAGTCGTCACTCATAGGAACTTCTGCCTGATATGCCTTTTCATACCATGGTGCCGCCAGCTTCCCGCGCGAGGCCGCGATAGCGTCTGCACTATCAAGGATATTCGTGCGCGGCCCCATGGCTGCATCCATTGCGCCCTCGATGCGCTGCCCGGACTGCCCCTGCCGGTTCATGAGTGCTTCGACAAGTTGCTTCTGAGCCGAGCCGGGGGCCGATGCCACCGCGCGCGCGGCTTGCTGCATGTTGGGGCCAAGGTCTGCTAGCGAGGCGGCTGGGCCAAGGCGCGCAAGCTCTGCCTCTGCCAATGTAGGGGAAAGGGCATCACTCTGTCCAAGCTGGCGCACAATATTGGCTGCCCGGTCTGTTGCCCGCCCCTCCGAGCCACGCATAAGCGCGCGCGCCAACACGGTTCCGCCGGTTATGGCCTCCCCTAGCGCCTGACCGCCCGCGCCGCCTGCGGCACCCATACCCGCGCCCTGAACTACATTGTCACCCCGTGCATAGGAATCCGTTCCGCCAAGGGCTGCGCCCTCAAGGCCGGTCAAGCCAATGCGGCCAGAAGCAGCCAGAGCGCCCGATGCCTGCGCCAGCCGCGAGGGGATGGCAATTGAAGCTAGTGGTGCAGTCGCCGCGATGCCACCCACAACCTGCGCCCCAGTGTTCAAGGTCGGATGTTGCTGAGCAAACTTCTGGTCTGCCCCATTCTGAACGGCAAGTGCCTGCTGGTAGCGTTGCGACCAGTCGCCCTGCAACTGTTGGTCTGGCGAAAACAGGCCATTGAGAACCGGAGCCAGCGTGGCGTTCATCGCCGCGTCAGCCCGGTTCAGCAGGCCGCCAATGACCGGCACGCCTGTCGCAAATGCGCGACCAGCACCTTCAGCAATGGATGGAGTAGCATCGGACTGGACGCTATGTGCCGCTCCCATGCTATGCGCAATTTCATCCACGGTTGCGTTCTGCTGCTCAGGAGAGAGTTTTAGGAACTCGTCGCCTACATCCACATCCCTGCCATTGATCGTGAGCGTGGGCATTATCGGACACTCCACGTCACGCCGTTGGACGTTGTGCGCGTTCCAGCTTGCGGGGTTGTCTGGCTGGGAGTCGCCCCGTCCACCAGATCGGAATGCGCTCTCTTGAATTGCTCGTAGGGGTTAGGGAGCTTGCGTATCTGGCTTTCTGCATCCTGCCAGCTCATTTTCCCGTTCTGGGCCTGCGCTGCAATATCTGCCGCCTGTAGCTTGTTCTGTTGGAGCGCCTGCATAGTACCGGCAATAATCTGGTTTCCTCGGTCCGTGTTTCCAAGACGGGGGAGGCTATTCATGAACATCCGCACATCCGTGTCAGACGACGAACCGGAGCCTACGGGGCGCATTTGGGGGGCCATGCGGTCAACAAGGGCGGAAAAGGCCTGCTGCTGGTCAAGGCCTTTGACATCCACCCCTAATGCCTGAGCATATGGGCCAACAGTCGCCATAAATTGTGCGCCCTTGCCCGTGCCAATGCTCCGCGACAGGTCAGAGAGCTGCTGCAACTGCCCAATCAGGGCCGGGGCTTGCGCACCCTCAGTAATATAACTGCCAATCCGGGTCGCAGCCTCATCGTCCGACTTCTTCTGGAACTCGCTTGTGGTTGGTCCATTGTTCAGGGTTACGTTCACGCCGCTGTTGCCAATCTGCATGATCTTTCCTGTCGCATCCATCTGATACGATTTAGATGGGTCAAGCCCCATCTGCTGCGCTTGCTGAGGAGACAGGAGGTTGTATTGAGGCCCCTGTTTTGTGGGTTGGCTCATAATGCGCTGCGTCTCGGCGTCATAATACCTGCGGCGCGCAACGTTTTCGGGGTCAGCCTGCTCCATCTGGTAGCGCTGCTGGACCTGCTGAAGCTGCAACTGATTGTTCAGCATGGCCGATGCAATTCCCCTGGTCTGGGAATTAGCGCGCGGGTCCGAAAGAACGCTGACAAGCGCCTGCATGGATGGACCTGTCTGCACCGGCGCAGGCGCTCCATATGCAGGGAAAGTCTGAGGCGTTGGCATTTGCGGCGCTTGCGGTGCGCCGCCACCCATTTTCTGCGCTGCCCAGTCCTGAACCTGCCCCGCTGTCATGTTGCGTAGGAATGGATTGGCCGCGATCTGCTGCGGGCTCATGATCTGGGATATGGGCGTGTTCGGGTCTGCCTGCACAAGATTGGTAGCTGTTGGTGCGCCAGCAAAATGCGCGAGATACGCCTGCCCCTCCGTGGGGTTCTGCACGCCATGGGCCAGCATGTAGGCCAGATTGTCGGTTGCAAGCTGCTTTGCTGCAACCTGAGATTGTGCAGGGTCCGTGCGCCCGTCAGCCGTTAGCCCAAGGTTTGGGTGCTGACGCATGAGCGCCGTCCATGTTGGGTTGGTAAACTGATATGCCCCTGTTGCGCTGCTGTTGGGGTTGGTCGCATTAGCATCCCCTCCGCTTTCAGCTTGGCGCATATGGTCAAGAAGGTTCTGCGTAATCAGGTCCGTGGCCCCAGCCTGCGCCGCCTGACCAACTGTGGGTTGCGCGGGGGATAGGAGAGCATGGGCAACTGGACTTATACCGGAAGGGGCCTCTGTGTTGCGCGTAACAGGATTGCTTACGTCCGCACCAGACCCGGAAAAGGGGTCGCCCTGGTCCTGCGGCCCGGCCAACTTCATAGCCTCGTCTGACCCCAGATAAGAGTTTACCTGCGGGTCTCGCGCATCGGTCCCGGCGCCGCCAAATGCGCCATCCCCGCTAAGAGCAGCGACCATTGCCTTGTTATAATCGTCGTTCTTTGCCTCATCCCTATTGGCGCGCGCCTGTTCAAAGCCGCCCAAGAACGAATTAACGACATTCGCCAACCCCTGCGTCCAATAATTGGCAGGCTGCTGCCCTTGCTTGAGCAAGGATGCCGCAAGGCTCCTGCGCTGCTCAATCTGGCTGGGGGTAATGTCCTGCGATGAATCGAAAAACGGGTCAAATCCAGCCATTATTTTCTCCCCAGATATGAGCCGCCGACCATCGCTCCGGCTCCAGCCAAACCAAACAAGCCCGAGGTTAGGCCTTGCGATTGCGCAAGCTGGGCTTGGTAATTGTCTTCTACCAACCCAGCATAATTTGTAGGCTCCACGGATGTAGTAGGCGTAGCGCTGGTGGATGTGTTTGCGTTTGTCACCTGCGAGCCTGACAGCAGGGCGGAAAGCTCATTCAGTGGCTGGTCACGCTGCTGGTAATACTGACTTAGGTACTGATTACGGGCGTCATTGTTGAAGTTGGCACTATTCAACAGAGCGCTATTGCTGAAATTCTGACCATTCAATGCAGCGCTGTTCTGGGCATTGAACTGGTTGAGTGCGCTTTCATTCCCAAACTGCGCTTGGTTCAGAGCGGCGCTATTCTGCGCGTTAAACTGATTAAGGGTTGAATCATTCCCAAACTGGGCCTGATTAAGCAGGGCTGAATTGCCAAACTGGGCTTGGTTCAGAGCGGCACTATTTGTGTAATTCGCCTTATTAAGCAAAGCACTGTCTGTATATGCCGCCTGCTGCTGCTGCTGGTTGAATAGCTGGTTCTGCACCGACTGCGCTGTTTCCGTAGCCTGATTGGCAGCGCGCGTGTAATTGTCGCCAATAGATTGCTCGTTGGCGCTATAGGCCGCACTCCCTGACCGCACACCGGATGCCAGTTCCTGAGCACGGGTAGCCTCTGCGTTGCGGTCAAGTGTTGGCGTCAGTTGGTTGAGAACTGCATTTTTGGCGCTGGTCATGGCCTGAGAAACATCACTCCCAAACGAAGTGTTGTAATCTGAGCCAAGACTGGTGGAGTAACCATTCCCAATATTGGACGAATAACCATTCCCAAGGCTGGTTGAGTAGTTACCCCCCAGGTTGGTGCTGTAGTCATTCCCTATGTTGGACGAATAATTGCTGCCCAAAGAGGTATTGTAATCGTTCCCAAGCGTTGAGCTGTATCCACTTCCGAGGCTTGTTTGCAGGGCTGGAGCGCCAGAGGTGTCAACAGGTTGCGACAGTTGGCTTAGCCCACTTGAGGATAGGCTATTAGCTGTAGATGCAATATTGGTTGCCGCCTGCTGGGCTTGGTCAAGCGTCTGTTGCTGCTGGTTATTAAGCGTTGTCGTCTGGGTGAATTTGGGTACGGTGTATGTCTTGCCATCCGCACCTGTGTAAGTCTGGTTCCCATTCTGGGTGTACGTAATATTGCCATATGGCGTGATCTGATCTGTCTGGTTCAGAAGCTGCTGGGTAATGGCTGTATTCGTATTGTATTCGCTCTGGGCCTGAGCTGTTGCGGATGCGCTAGGAACTTTCGGACTTGAAACCATGTCGGTACCAGTATTCATCTTTCAGAACGCCGATAACAATACCGTTGCGATTTGGGCCAAAATGGTTGCGGAGGATTCCCTCACGCTTGCCGCCAACGCGCTCTACGATATCAATCACGTTCTGTTTTTCTGTGACTGCCGTAAACCGTTCGACCTGAAGAATATCGAAAAGATACTGGCCCATTTCGCGTAATAGACGCCGCGTCCACCCGCTGCCTGCGATTGTAACATGAATATCCGGGCCTGTGTACACGTTAAACAACATGCCCGCGATTATTTGGCCGTCTTTTTCCAGACCCATGCAGGTGAAGGGCGGGTAAAACGCCACACCAAGCACGCACTCCATAAAGGCCGGTATGCGCGGGTCGTTTTCGCCAGTGGATATGGTACGGAGCATGTGGGGAGGTTAGTGCGACCCGTGTTGTTTGTACATATTTTTCTGCAATTAGAAGCTGCCTATATGTCATGCTTTATTTATGAAACTTTGTAAGCAATATACGCAAGAATACCAACAATAATTAATCTGCAAATTCTAGAATCTCTTCCTGTTGATCTCAATTCTTTATATATCAACGCTGTGTTAAGGACGGCAGTTGCCGCATCCTGCCTAGCGTGGATAATCAATGTGTTTAATTTTTCTCTATCTAAATAATCATTTCGCATATCTCCCTCGCCGCGAACTGTATCATTGGCGATTGCCGCCCCTTTTTGAGCATTGATAGATAGATCATCCACTCCCGGTATAGCTCGGATAGTATCCCAATTAGTCTTTTCATAAGAACCTGACTGATACGCGCTCATTCCCCCAACACCCTCCTAATAGCAATGTGTCGTGGTTTGACCTGCCCCTATAGGCATTGTTGTGCAGTTAAGACTTGGCCTGACTTGATTTGTCTGTAGTGAATTTTGATAGTTCCGAGCGGCATTCTGCAATGCTTGCCCTATGGAATGCCTTCTATCCTCATCTTCTCTATCTTCCCGAACTTTATTCTCATAATTCTGCTGCGCCTGTAAGGAAGCACCCAGGGTCTGTATCTGCTGAGATGCATCTTGTGGCGACATGCGACCTTGATCTACAAGCCCCCAGACCTCAATTGCCTTATTGGTTATGGCTATGGTGGGTTGGGGGTTCGCTCCAAGCGCAGCATCGCGCTTTAACTGCGCCGTCCCAATACATTGCGCCCGGCGAGCCATATTCCCGCGCATAATAGGGAATTGCTGGTTACATACAGCAATATCAGCCTCCATTTGAAGGCGCGCCTGTTTGGCCTTCCCAGCATATGCGGGCATGGGTGCGAGCAATAAAAGTGCAGCTAAAATATGCCTCATTCTCCAATAACCCTTCGTGTGCGCCGTAACCGGCTCTCTACCTCATCCAGCTTGGCACGATAAAACTGCATCTGGGATTGGGGAAGTGCAATCTTGTCATTTGTTACTGGATGTTTTGTCCCATGGGGATGCGATCAACTCAGCAATCCACCCGTAAGATAGGTCACATCCACCCGCACAATTTCGTTATCAAATGGCAGAAGGTTGCCGCTTGTAATTTGCAGGCATGGGGAAATGGCATAACCCATGCCTGACAAAGGGGACCATTTTTTCTGAGCGCGCAGTGTGCCGACATCGTTCCACAATGATTGATCCCATATGCCTTGGTCCCAGATACCTCCATTTGCTGCAACTTGCGCTTGCGGCGCAGCGGGGATGGTCAGAACATAATCGTACATCATGGATACTGACCAGATCACATCGTAACTGCCGCGCAGCATAATACTGGCATCGCGCGCCATCTTGACGCCATATGTGCCGCCAAGGTCATGGAACAGTGGGGCATATGTAGCTGTGAACGGTATCCCCATATCCATGCCGGTCTGCAACGCGCCAGCAATCCGCCCTTCGGTTGTGCCAAAGTAGAGCTGACCGCCAATATCAGCAAAGCAAAGCGCGTTCCAGTTTGTAAATCTCGCCCATGCGCTGGTATTCATATTTACCACCAGTATATAGGGCTGATAATTGTCGGCTTCTGGGATGGAAACAGCCACCATCTGCATTTCAGGCCATACGGTTACCTGCCAGTTTCGCATTGGGCGCTCTGCAACGGCCTGCATCCAAGCATCCTGAATGGGGTAGGAAACAGCGCCGGGCGCAAGGTTGGATGGGTTGCGGTTGACAGCCTGAGTGAGTGGAATAAGGCCTGCATCTGTTGCAATAAGCAGATCCCCACCATTGCGGATAAAGGCCCGCTTGCCTCGGGGCTTGTCCACCCTATAGAGACCAACCTTTCCCCATGAGGATGAAAGATTAGGGTCATACCCCTGATAAACCGCCACTTCTCCGGCATCTGTCACAAAAACGCACTGCTCTGACAGGCCATTGCTGCTAGAGTTATCAAGAGACCATGATGAGCCGAACAGGAGTGAGCCACCAGCAGGGAATACGCCGCCCAAAGGCAGTGGCGTAACGGACCCTGCAACGGCTCCCGCAGCCATATACCAGACGTTCATGGTTCCGCTCTCAATGAAATAGAGCCGAGCCATATAGGACCAGACGAAGGAGAATTTTGACGGGTCAACGGTAGATATGGATGAGCCAGACGCAGCGGTTATGCCGGGCCAATATGTGGAGCTGGCCCCTGACAGAGCAGCAGACCCGCCAGACGAGCCAGATACGGCTTCACCAGACTGGAACGCAGTTGCGTTCGTGCTGGTCACATACAGTTGCGAACCCTGCTGGAAGATAACGCGGCCCGTTGCCCCCGAAGTAGATCCCGTTACCGCCTCTCCAGCGACAAAATCCTTGGTGATGGTCCCAAGCTGGAGCAGAAGAATGTCGCTACCGGTTAGCGGCCACCAGTGCGTACCATCGTAAAGCTGAACCGGGTCAACACCATTGACAGCAATGAGGAATACACCGCCATCCGTTGCGAATTGGGTGGAGACCCACTCGCCACCCGTTAATCCAGTCACAGCAGCCACAGGGGCGGATGCGCTGGTAATGTCCCATATGGTGCCGCCTATGGCTGCAAACAGCTTTTCAACGCCGCCATCGTTATACGACATAAGCGATGAACAGTCTGCGCTCTGGTCTGGCTGGGCATAAAGCGCGCACCCTCGACGGATACGTACAGTCTGAGGCGTGGGCCACCAGTTATCCAGCACAACAGCGCCGGGCGTGTCACTGGTATTGGCGATGAGGTTCTGGTTGCTTATCCAGCCAGCCGTTGGCGGCGGGAAGCTGACAACCTGAGCCTTGCGACCGCGCGCGCCAGACTGAACTGGCGTTCTCATCGGGCAAGTGCCCATACGCCAAGGCGGTTCAGGCCGTTCCTGCTGCTGCGGATAGGCTTGCTTCCGTGGTCTTTGGCAGCAAGCTGGGACAGCCGAACCTCGTAATTCTGCATGTCCTCAGCATAATCCAGACCTTCGGCCTGCTTCCAGCGCCATATCATCGCCAGCACAAGCAACTGTTCGTCCAGCAGGAATGTATCACTGTCAGTCGTGAACTGAGGCTTTAGCGTGCCATCATCGCCACGGACCAGATTGGACACGATATACCAAAAGCACGGATTTTCATTGATGCGCGGCGCAGGCATAAGGTGCATCTGACCGCCGTAGATGATCCAGTATCCCGGAATGGTGGACGGCATGAACCGTTGCAACTGGGTCCACTCATCAAGGTCTTTTGCGGCCTGATAGTTCACCGACCAGATGGACGAATGCACATCAGATTTAACCAGCATCCGTCCATAATCGGCTGGCAGGTCAAAATCTGCTGTTTGCCCGTCCGTTGTGAGCGTGCATTGCTTGGTCAGGGCCAACCAGTCATGTTGCTGGGCAATATCAAGGATGGCCTCCGAGATAATGGCCTGCATCTTGATCTGGAAGGCATCTGTTCCAGTGAAAAGGCTATTCTGGTCCTGCGCCAGCAAGCGCCGGGATGCCTGCTTGAAACAGTCCAGAACAGTCATGGTTAGGCTTCCTCAGCCATACGCAGCAGCGTTTCGCGGGAATGGTTGCCGCGCAGAACGCCGCCCGCCCGCTCTTTCACAAAGGCCCGAAGCTCGTCGTCACTCATATGGGCAAACGCACTCTCTGCTGCATCTTTGGCTTCGAACGCCACACCTGAAAGGGCGCTTTCCACCACGGACTGCGTTTCCAACTTAGCTTTCAGTTCTTCAATCTGACGCTTCATGGCAGCCATCTGGTCTGCGGCTTCGCCACCACGCGCCTGATCAGCCATCCAGAGAGCAGCCATGCGCTTGAGCTCATTCCCCACAACGCCAAGGGCTTTCAGGCTGGCGCCTTCGAGCGAATGGACGGCCTCAATGGAGTAAACCTGCAAAGCGCGGCATAGGCTGATCTGCGATTGCGAAATACCGTAAGGCGTCAGTTCTTGCAGAGGCGTTCCGCTACCAGACTGTGTAGCACCAGTCTTGAACTGCCGGTATTCTGCTCCAAACCGCTCTGCATAGGTGATGGGTTGTCCAGCCTGAACCTGCCAGATGCTGTCAGCAGGAACGATAGGCCGGTAGTTCTTTTCACCGGCAATGCGGAGTTCGCAAAGCTCAATGGTTTTCATCACGGGCCGTTTCTCGCGCCGGGATGCCTCAACATCCTCTACCGTCTCGTATTTGAAGAACGGCGTCACCTCATAATCGGTGAACGGCTTATCAACGCGGCTGAATGATGGTTCCATGGTATCCCCTGAAAGAAAAATGGGGGAGCGGTCAGGCTCCCCCTAAGCGTCAGATGGCCGCTGCTTTGGCCCAGAAAGAGCCACCAGCAGGCACAGCCACAGGGGCCGTATAAGCCCCGCCAGCCGAAGCCGTGGCATTCCCGCTATCGTCAATGGCAATGGCCGCGCCTGCCGTCAGAGCCGCCGCGCTGGTTGCCCAGACCCGCTTGTAACCATGCTCGTCAAAAGACACGTCCCCATACTGGGGGGAAACAGTTCCGTTGACATCAAACCACGAGCCGTCTGCGGGCATCACATCGTCAAGAGACGGGCCAAGGGAGGGGTTGGTGCGAATCGTCATGGATTATTCCCCTTCATGGAGCCGCTGCCGAAGCAGGTAACCTTCCAGCGCCCATATCTTCTCCCGCGCATTATCCAATGCGATTTTGTTACCAATTTCGGCGTCAAAATTTTCGGGACTTGCGCAAGCAGATGTGCCGATAACGGTAAATCCGTTCTTCAAAACACATATGCCAATAGTTAAACATTGAAGCGATTCATGTGCGGGTGAGTCATGAAAAAGATCGCTGGCGCGCCCAACGTACTCTGCAACAATAGTGCGCCTCACATGCTCAGGGGTCAGGCGGGGCGCGGTCAATTTTTTCGACACAATTTCCTGTTCGATCTTGTTCTCATCCAGCATGTCCGTTCTCCCTTATGCCGCTGCCGGGGTGGTATCGAGCCGCCACGTGTAGCGCGGGTTTTTGTTGATCATCTCGCCATTCCAAACGAGATACTGAACAATGGCGTCCTGGTTAATCGGGCGCGCACCATCCCCCTCAAACAGCGGAACCATGTTCCGGTTGGGATGGTAGCGGATTTCCAGCGCCTTGCTGTCGATGCCGTAGATCGTGTTGGCGGGCATCACCGTGCCAACACCGTTGGCGCACAGCAGCGCAACCGGGCCAGCGGGCGTGGCCAGTTCCAGCGCATCGAAGCCCAACTTTGCCATATCGCTGCTGGTAATGCGCTGAATGGCCGTCATGCTGGTCTGCACAGTGTCATAAGACACCACATCAGCAATGATCAGGTCAGCCTTGCGCGTACCCTTGGAGCGATTGGCAATGATGCGGCGCAGGATACGGGGGGCTGTCGTTACGTCCCACGTTGCCCCAATATCAGGAAAATCTGTGGTCGCCTTGAAGTAGCTGGTACGCCACATTGGAACCTGCGCACGGTCAATACCGCCGTAAACACCCACGTTCGGAACAATCGGGATAGCGCCGCCAAAGCCGATCATTTCGCGGCCACCTGCACCAGTACCGTCACCATGGATAGCCTCTTCCATGGCATTCTGCATGGAGTCCTCAGCGTTTTCCATATAGGTGTCCACAAGATCAATGATCTTGGCGCGCCCTTCGTTGGCGAGGATTTCAGTGCCAGTCAGCGAGAAACCAACAGCCACGTTCTTAGGTGTGAACACGGCGCTGTTAATGATTTCCTTGGGCGCGTTGCCCAGTTTGTCATAACCCGTGAACCACTGTGCAGCCAGCTTGTCGATACCAAGCATGATGCGAATGTCAGGCCCGTCATAGGGCTTGAACAGGTTGTTTTTGCGCAGCACCGCCAGAACGGGGTTGCTGTTAAAAACAAGGTCCTGAATGTCTTTCGAGCGATCTTCGAGCGATGCCGTGAGCACCTGTCGAAGCCGCACATTGCTTGTGATTGCCATGCGGCCAACCCTTACGAATTAAGCCCCTGCGCGGTCCAATGCCGCCTCGATAGAGGCCCTACGTGAAACCTTGCCCCTACGTACCGGGTTTGCTGATTGACCCGAAGAAGGAGCGCCTGAAACTTGTGGAGATTTGCCCGCACGCGCTGGGTTGGCAGTCTGGGCTGTTGTCTGCGCCTGATCGGTGGAGGCACTTGTTGACACAGAGCGCGGATTTAACCGCTCAGCCATATCATATGCCGCTTCAAGCCGGTCATAAGGCGCGAGATTGTCCGGTATCATACCAGAATTGAGGCAGCGCACAACAATTTCCTGCAATTCCGAAAAGCGCGGGTGCGCAGCAGCAAAAGGTGCGATCACCTCAGCGTTGACGCGCGCAGCCTGTTCTGCCGCCAACTGCTGCTGCAACTGCTGTTCACGGGGCGAAACCTGCGGCTGCTGTGGCTGCGCCTGCTGGCGCGGAATCAGCATCTGGGCCTGATACTGCGGGCTGTTTTCCTGAACGATCTGCGCATACTGCTGCGGCGTAAGGCCGACCGTTTTTAGAATATCAGCAACAGCCTGCACAGGATTTTGCTTCAGAAGCTGGTCAATTCCCGTGAATACTTCCAGAGCCTGAGACAGCTTTATACCGTTGCGCTGGGCGTAGTCCTCGAACGTTTTTAAGTTTTCGCGATACTGCTCATTCTCTGTGGCGCGCTGGGATAATTCCTCATAATCACGCTCAAGCCGCACCACCTCTGCCTTGACGGAATTTGGAGTGTTAGCCCACGTCTCCTTAGCCTTTGGCAGGAACCGCTTGGGGGCCTGCGGCTGCTTCCGTTCCTCGCCTTCCGGCTTAGCTTCGGGTTGCTGCCCGCTCGCGGGCTTATTGTCGGTTGCCTCTTCCGGCTTTTCCTTGCCAGCGCCCACCTGCGCGTCAGGCTTAGGGCTGACGCCATCCGTCTGCCTATCAGCAGGCTTTGGGTGTTCGTCCTGATCCTCTTTTTCCAGCTTGTTTGCCGCCGCCTCAATTGCTGCACGGCGGGATTTGGGGGCTTCCGGCTCCGCAGGCTTTTCTGGCTCTGGCGCATTCTGCTGGGGAGTGCCGCCACCAACGGCCACGCTTTCCGTATCGGGCGCAAGCTGCGTTGAAGGAGTGTCTGGTGTGGTGTCGGTGAGTGTTTCGCTCATGCCTGTATTCCCTCGCCCCGGTCAACGGCGGCTATTGCCCTGTCCACGGAATCACGCGCCTTATTCTTGTCGCGCACATAATTGCCGCGCTTTTGCTCGTGCGGCTTCTGGTCGTTGCCAACCTCGATGTATTCTTTGCCCTGCGGATTGCCGTCTGCGCGGTATGTGCGCCGCAAAGCATGTTTAGACGTGTAGAACTGCCCGTCTGCCATGCTCTGGGTCTCGTCTATCGTGTCCGTAATAAGCATGGGGCAAGGAAGGTCTGAACGCGCGGTGCGTTCAGAGGGGACGCGCCGATATGTCGCGCGCCCGCGACCATCATCAAACCAAGCGTATTCTACGGCATCTTGCATGTACGGTAATATAGTACCGTATTGCAGGAATGTACACATATTTCAGGATGGTGAAGTTGGGCCACTTTCGCTCTGGGGTGGAACATATGGCCCGTAAATTACATCGCTCATATCCATATCGGTTACATCGGACGGCATATCAGCCTCAACCGGCCACGGATAGGCAATCTTGGTATCGAGCCTGCTAAATTCACGCTGTTTGGTCATTGATTACCACCGGCTGCATAAGGGCCTGATCCTGCTCGAACTGGACCTGCCCAACCTCAGAAATGGCACGAACGCTGTCGTTGTCCGCCGTCTGCCGCGCGGTCTGGGCATTTGCAATAAGCGTCTGCGTTTCGGCCCTGACATGCTCAATGCGGGCCAGCGTTTCAGCAAGATCAGCCTGTGCCTGCTGGTATTCGGTCTGCATACGATCGGCCTCCATTTGCAGGGACTGCTGGCGCTGCTGGGCCTCCGCGCTCGCTTTCTGCTGGTCAAGCTGCAACTTGGCCGCTGCAAGTTGCGCATCGGCCTGAACCTTCTGCATCTGCGCTTGGGCCTTCTGCTGCTCAGCCTGCGCCAACTGCTGTTGTGCCTGTGCGAGCGCAGGATCTTGGCCCTGCTGCTGGCTCTGCATTTGCTGCCGCACAATCTGGGGGGCCTGTTGCGTAAACTGCTCGATCAGGCCATCAAGCTGCCGCCCAACACGATATGGGGCCAACGCAAATTTGAGCAGGCCACCGGCCAATTCCGCACCAGACGGGCCAAGCTGCAAAAGCTGCTGCACGCCTGCGCTCGCTTGCGAAAATGCGCCAAGAAACTCATTACGCGACTGCTTCTCTGCTGCCTCATCAGGCATAATGGTGCTGTCAGTTTCGATTTCAATGGCAAATGAGCGCGTCCGTTCGTCACGCAGGAATTTTACCACCTGATCAATGGTGGTTGTTTGCTCAAGCTGCTGCACCTGCTGCTGTGCCTGCATCTGGATGTGTTGCGCCTGCTGGAAAAGAACCTGCATGGGGTCAGGCTGTGGTTGTGGCTGACCTTGTGGCTGACCATTCTGTGGTGGCATCATTGCGCTGGCGCTCCCTGCGGAATTTGCTGCGATGGAGGTCCACTCTGCGGCTGCATGGGCATCTGTGGCGGCTGACCGGCCTGCAACTCATGCTGCACCCGCATCTGCGCCTGCACCTCGCGCGCCTGTTTCTCGATATGCGTAAGCGCGGCATTGGATTGCGCCTGTATGGATGCAACCTGCTTTTTTATGTCAGCATCAGTTGGCATTTTGGTCAGGCTCATCTGCAACAGTTCTTGCCCACTGAAATTGGCGCAGATAATCTCACCAGCAATCGCGCAAATGCCCTGCGCATGGTCGACTAACGCGTCAACCTTCTCACGCACCCGCACGCTGCCATACTGGCTTTTAAGCTGCTGCGCACCGAGCGTTTCCTGCGCATCAGAAGCGCCACGCATAATATCACTAATGCCGGACAGTTCGTAAAAATCGCTGATAAGCTGCTGGCGTGCCGTGATCAGTCCCGTTACGGTGTTGGCGAACATATCCAATGGGAGCCAGCTTACCATATCTCCGCTTCCCACGAGCGATGATGCCGGTACGGGAATCAGCATCATATCGTCGTCTGCCTCATCCAGAAGCGTTTGCACGGCAGAGCCAACATCTCCCCCAGCGGGAATAAGTCCGCGCACCCTAACCTGATCAAGTAACCCATAAATGCGCGCCGTCAGGTCGTTTATCTGGTCAAGCGTGCTGGCGTAGCGGTTATAATCTGGGACGGGAATGAGGGTTTTGCGCTTGAGCGTTGCGTATGCGGGCCTCGGGCATGGGAAAAAGCTATCCAGCGCGAGGAATGGCTCTTGGCTATCCAGAATGGTCGAAACGCCCTCGGCCACCCAGTAAACACGATCATCAACCCGGCTCCAAACCTCCCACACAGGAGCTTTTTCGCTTCCATCCGTCATGCCGCGCTGGTCGTTGGCGGACGTGAACGCTGCATCCGCATATCCGCTGTCAGGCCCGAACCTGTCACGCATTTCCGCCTTGGTCATCCATGCACAACGAGCAACCCAACCAACCTCTGCCCACTTACGCGCAGGCTCATGCAGGAAGTCGCGCGGCTCAAGATGCTCCACCACAATGCGATTGGCGTCCTCATCCTCAAGTCGTATCCACGACACACCGCGCCCCGTAAGGATAAGATCGTCACGCACGCCCTTCATAACCGCATCTACACAGGTCTTATCGAGGGCGGTAGCAAGTGCACGCTCCAGCATCTCGGATACCTGGTCAAGAAACGGGTCGCGAATGGAAAACCGTGTACTGACCACTGGCGCGGGTGGCCGTGCATAAATGGCAGGCTTCAATATCTCCGTGCTGGACCAGAACAGATCGAAATCCGGGTCTTTATAGGCGGCGACCTCGCCGATTGACCGTGACAGTGAGAATATCTTGTCGATACGCTCACACTGGTCATACCAAGGCTGAAATTCTTTTGCGGCCTGTGCTATGGCGGCCAGAAGAACATCAGATGAAACCTTACTATCTGGACTTTCCAGCGTGTCGGAGGGCTGGGGCAGATCATCCACGATTACCGTCTCCGGCGTGAAATTGGCTTTAACTTAGGAGGGGTTATGCCCTCAGCAGCAAGCACATTTTGTATGGTAGGAGGCGGGGGAGATGGTGCAGCCGTCCGCGCTTCTCGCCATGATAGCGCAAGATAGCGGAAGCTGTCAGCAAAATGTGAGGCCCAATCATGTTCTGGCCCCATGCTGAATGCTTTTTTGTTATCGTCCCACTTGCGCTTGTAGCCTTCGAGCGCCGAAAATCCCGTCATTTCCGTGTCGCTATCAAAAACGCATAAAGGCAACGTGCGCCGCGCCGCATTGATACCATCCATTAGACCTGCGCTAGGCACAAGTTGAGGCTTAAACCCCATTGCCATCATGGTTTCAATGCGGGTGCGGCCACCTGTCCACTCGCGCGCCCTTGCATCATGCGGGACGTAATCTATACCCTTTGTCCAGCACTTTGCCGCATAAGTCTCGCGCATATAGCTTTCGTAATAGTCCAACCCAACGCCAGATTGTGAGTGGCAGCCTAGTATGAGTATCTGGGGGCCAACAACCTGAAAATGCCACAGCGCCGTATCGTCACTTATGCCCAAATCCCACGATGTGTGAACGGGATAACCGGGAACGGCATCAATCCGACACAGACGCCCTTCATTGCGCACGGCAGATAGTTCGCGGGCGTAGAACGCGCCAAGGATGGCCGCTGTCCATGAGCAGAGATATTCCTGCTCGAACTGAGCCTGCCCTATATCCTCGCCAAAAATAGCGACATACTCAGCGCGCGCATCTTCAATTTGCTGCGGTGTTAGCGCCTGAGTATCATTGATCGTCGCGCGCTCAGCGAACCAGTCCTCAGCCCGTTCGGCGTGCTGAAACATGGTGTAAGCATGGTTTTTCCCGCGCGGCGTGGTAATGAATAGCGCCCATCCATTATTTTCCTGCACCATGGGGCGGATGTAGCCCCATGCAGACGGGTTCGCTAACGCCCACTCAGAAAACACAACTCCACCAACGCCAGCGCCCACAAGACTGTTATAGCGGTCAGAGCCGACCACCTGCCAAGTGCTGCCATTTTTCAGGCGGATGAACATTTCCTGTTCATTGGTATTCTCGCGCAATTCTGGCGGGAAAGCCTCATCTATGCGCCGCTTTCCGGTATGAATATTGACCGAGGACCATATGGCCTTCCTGCCCTGCGCAAATTCCGGCAGCATGTGCCAATAGGAGCCCGGACGCTCAAACATGGAGCACGCCGCATGATGCAGGCACACATCATCCTTACCCCATCGACGGTGCGCAATCTCAATGGCCCTCTTGCCGCCGCCAGCCAAATATCGCCACAGAGGTCTCTGGTATTCTCTTGGCCGCCATCCGCCAGCGGGCAGCTCTATCTCCGCCATGCTGCTATGTATTTCGGGATCAGTATTTTGGCACTAAGCGCACACAGCATCGCGCCTCCAACGTCATGCCAGCCGGGCATGTCGCACGTCACCAGAGCGCACATAAGACACCACGCAAGGGTTAGCGGATGGAGCGGCTTGATCAGCAATCAGTCGCCCCTGTTGATGATAACGGTCAACTTGCTGTTGCCATCAATCTCGACCGTGTCTTTCGGTTTGCCCCATGCGCGGTTCAGGAGCGCCTCTGACGCCGCAATAACAGCCACCTCGCTCGTGCCTGACTTGGCTATTTTAGCGAGCGCATTGATGGCCGCTTCCGTGTGGGAGCGCGCAAGCTCTATGACTTCCTTGAGTTCCTTCGGTCGACCAGACGGATTGCCAGACTGCCCCTTCCGGAACTGCCCTTTATTTGGCTTTGCCTCAGACTGCCTGTTAGCAGGCTTTGAACTCACTCCAACCCTCCAACCATAATCTGCACACAACGCCGCTCAGGCCTTGGCGTGTATTTCGAAAACTCATTCCCGCCGATATGCCATCCGCCACACTCACGGCACGGATAAGCATCAAGAGAACGTCCATGCACTTTCCGCATCAGGCGCGCCCGCTGCTCGGCTCGTTTCCGGCCCGCAAAGCGTAACTTGCCCTCGCAGCGGAAAGAGCCGTTCATTTTTCCATCTTCCCCACCAAAGCCTTCTGCGCCTCAGTCAACAGCACCCCGGCCCGCAGGTTGCAGAGCGCGCAGGCCACATCCCAGTTGCGGGGTGGTGCGTAGATTTCGGAGTTTGTGGGCTTGAAGGGGGAGGTGGTCATTTTACAGCCACCAACCGTTTAGAAATGTTGGTATGCGGAATATTGGCTGGAACGGGCCATTGCCACGCTTGCGGAAAAATGAACGCTTTTTACGATGGCTTTTCATACCACCAACAGAATCACAAAACCCTACGAATGTACAGCGAAAACGCGCGCAACCCTGCGTTTTTACGTGTCGTTATTTTGCGACAGTACCCGCTATCCACAGGGTTGTACACAAGGACCGCGTAACCACGCCGTACGCAGGTCCAATATCTCCTCATCCAGCAACCCCTCCTCCGGCTCATGCAGCGGGACCGGGTGCGGCGTGACCACCGGCAACCGCACCGGGCCGCAGTTCTCCACCGTCATGAAATCCACCAGTTCTTCCGGGTCTGGTTCGTGGGCGGTTCCCCATTCGGTCATGACCATCTCCTCACTGTCAGGCAGAGGGATGCGACCGCAGAAATAGCCATCCAGCACCCCGCTAATGTCCACGCAACAACCGGCGCGCTGGCAGCGATACATGCTCCCACAACGCACCCCAAGCACCCAAACCAGAACAACAGCGCCAATTTCAACATACCCCTAAAATCCTCCACAATGCCCGCACATGGCGGTCTAATGTCCAGACATAACGATTACCGATGGAGAACCTTCTCCGCGCTCTCCGTTAATCCTCTGGGTTCTTTGGGTGTATTGCGCCCCACCTGCGCCTCCAGCTTGGCAATGAGCGGGACCAACCACACCCCCGCCTCGGGTTCGGCTGCAAGCTGGCGTCGATACTCGGCCAGTCGTTCGGAAACTCCCGACTGGGGTTGCACCGGACGGCGCTGGTCAGGCTGCAGCTCTGCGTGGCCCATCCGTTTGCACCAGGCGGCCATCTGCGCAGCAACTGCAGCGCGTTCCTCGGCGTCAACGGTCGCTCTGGGCTGATACGTTCGCTCGGCCAAGGCCACAACCCGCTGGGCCGCCATGGCATCCCACCTGATGCGCTCGGCGTACGGCAGTAGGTGGGCGTAAAGCTCAGCCGGAGCTGGCCAGAATTTCCCCTTTTCGCCCTGCTGGCACCACGCCTTGCGGGTTTCGGGGCACCACACGGCTGCGGGTAGATCGCCGCAAATCTCCACCATCGCCTCGGCCTGGACACGGGCCCGCCCTGCATCCGGCCCGTTCACGACCAGCATTGCCAGCTTTTTCAGCCATGCCACGATCAGTTCGGGGGTGGCGGGCTGCACCGAAGCGGCGGCAAGGGCGCGGGCCTCGGCAACCCGCTGGGCTGTCAGGTCGCGGGGCATGATGGCCACGTTGCTGCGGACGGCGGCGAGTAGCGCGGACAGGTCTGGGCTCGGTTTGTTGGCCGGTGTCGGCTGGTAGGTCGCAATCGCGCTCATCGGCTAAACCCCCTCAATGTCGGGCACTCCGGCCCATGCTTCGGCTACCCGTTCATGGCGGGGTGATGGCCCACCGGACGTTCGGTGCCGCACAGCCCCCTCAATCCACGAAACCACATCAGTGGGCCGGTGCTCCGCCGCCTCCCGGATGATCGAGAGCAGCAGGTCGCAGCGGTCGCGGCAGGTTTTGAGCCACCGACCGATGAGCGCCCCGCACTGGGCCTCGGATTTCCCGATCATGTGGTGCAGCAGCGTCTTGCCCTCCCGGAAGAGCATGGTTCGGGCATCGACGGGCTGATCGGGTTCCGCGACCGGCTCCGGCGGTCCCGAACGTAGTGAGGGTAATATATCTGTATCTGCTTCTGCTTCTTGGTGATTAACCCCACCCCTTGGGATTGGGTTAACCGGGGGGGTTAACCCCCTTTCGTCATTTTTATTCTTCTTGGGGTTATCCGTATCTTTCTCTTTTCCGACAATTTTGGGATTACCCCCCTTTTTGCCGTTCGCTACCGCTTCATCACTGACAGCCTTATCCCTAACCATGCGGCGGTTGAATATCACCCCATGGTCAGACCGGCTGAAAACTCCGTTTTCTTCAAGCTCAGCAATGAGTTTTTTGCCTTCTTTCTCTGAAACTCCAAAGATCAGGGAAAGCTGTTTTGCATTTGGCGCACGTCCATTAACAAGAAGATGCCCGCATGGCTCGGCATCGTGCATGATAGCAAGCATATCCATCCAGATGCCACGCGCGGCGGGAGAACACATGCGGAGTGCAGGATCACGCTGCCAGTCTTGCCACCAGAATTTTGACCACCTACGCACGCTCATGCCGGTATCCCCATATTCTCCATGGTGACAAACAGTTCTAAATTCACAGAAGAGGAGGCTGGGCTCTCTAATTCTTTAAAATTGCGTCCAACATCATCTATACGCCGTGTCGCCATATCAAAATATTCTGGATCTTTCTCAATCCCTATGAAACAGCGCTTGTTGCGTAAGGCAGAAACTCCCGTTGTTCCGCTTCCCATACAGAAATCCAGAACTGTATCACCTTCGTTTGAATAAGTTTTTACCAAGTAATCCATAAGCAATAATGGTTTTTGCGCAGGGTGTAGCCCCTTAGCGCCATTATGGCGGTCAGGATCTTTGCCGAAGACCACAACACTCCTGGGGTAACGCTCCGTTGAATCATAAGATGTTGTCCCAGACTGGCTCCCGTAACAGCGGTCCGTCGATCCTCTAGCTACCGTTCTGGTTTCCCGTTTATGCCCCACTGTTTTCTGAGGATTGTACGTTTTTCCGCGCCCAAAAACGCAAATACTTTCATGTGCGCGCATAGGCATTTTTTTTGCGTTGAGATGCCCAGTTGCTAACGGCTTTTCCCAGATCAGGTCGTAGCGAAAATCGCGCATATTGCTGCTAATCAGGGCGGTTGTGAATGGCTGGGCGCTAGTCAGCACAACAATACCAGTCGGCGATAGAACCCGGCGAATCTCTGGCCAGAGTGCATCCAGAGGAATTATTGAATCCCATTTGCACGCTGTTATGCCATATGGCGGGTCAGCCAAAACAAGATCGATGCTGCCATTTTCAATGTGCGGAAGAATTTCCAAGCAGTCTCCGCAGAATAAATTTCTCATGCCATCACCATCCCTTTCAGCGGAACACCATGGCTCTCCAGAAAGAACAACACGTCCTCAAGGGAGCGGCAGACGGCAACAGCGTGCCCTGCCCGCTTGAGGCGCTGGTGCATGTCCTTCTGGATCTTGCTCACGGTGCCCTTAGGCGTCTTTATCTCTATAAAGAACGAGCGCCCTTTGTGGTGAATTTCCATATCGGGAACGCCAGGCACACAGCCACGAGCCTTGCGGCGCATCCCCTCGCGCGGTCCCATCTGGCGGTTCTCCGTGCTCCACGCCACGGCATCATCCGGCAGGATGAATTGCAGGGCCTTCCAGATGTGCGTGTGCAGCCGATCCTCTTCATGCTGGGCCATGGTCACATCCCAATCGCGCGGCGATATATGTCGAGGAGCGTTTCTTCTTCCTCAACGTGTGCAGGATCCTGCTTGCGAAGCCGTATGATCTGGCGAAGCACTTTCACATTGAAGCCAGCAGATTTTGCTTCCGTGAAAACGTCCTTAATGTCGTCGCCCAGAGCCTTGCGTTCGCTTTCGAGGCGTTCTGCCCGCTCAATGATCGAGCGCAGGCGGTCTGCTGCGATGCCGCCTACGGCGGGGTCGTTACTGTTGTGGCCGGTCATGTCGTCGCTCATCGGTTCATCCCCTTTCGGGCAGGCACGCACATGGGGCGAACGATATAGCCCAGCGCGTTGATAATGCTCTCTGGTATGTCGCGTTTGTGCGACAGGACTTCGGAAACTGTTGTGCGTGGAACACCAGCTTTACGCGCCCATGCGCTTTGGCTGCCTTCCATCTGCACGGCATCAGCAAGGCGGCTACGGATTTCTTCAACTGGGAATGGGGTCACTTCCTCAACTCCTCTTCCGCAGCCCTAAGAGCGCGCTTCATCTTGTCCGACCACGCATCCCAATCGAACCAAGACACATGGACCCACGTTATGTGGACAGATGGTGGTGGCCCGCCATGCGTTCGGAACCACTGGAACCGGCAAAGCCGGAGCTTGAACCAAGGCATTCTTCTTCCTCACGTGCCTTACGGCGCTCAGCGACGAGGCGCTCTACCTCTGCCGCTATTGCGTTGCTGGAAGCCATCAGTTCGATAAGCGCCTCTGCATCAGGGGCGTTCGTACCTGACAGCCAGTTACGTGCGGCCCGTGGCGTCTTTTTCGCCGCGCGGGCCAGCATTTCTGTTGCAAACCTGAGAGGCTCGAACTCCCGTTTGATCACGTTCAAGAGCCTGTCTCGGACGGGCATGTGCGTAAGGCCCATCATTTGCGGAAACTTTCGGTCACTTTTTGACTGTTTCCGGGTGGGAATTGCCCGATCATTCCACATCGCTTTGCTCCATTCTCGGTTTTGCGGAACACGAGAACTGGAGAAACAATGGAGAAGGAGACCGAATTTGGAACGGTGCAGTATGGCGGTCGGTACGCGCTGGACACGTTGAATGCGTGTGACGCGATGCCAGCCGCCATGCACAACACTCCGTTCCTCTGGCAGTCTACTGTCAGAGCAGCGGAGCTATGGTCGTTCCTGCACTCATACGCGACCATCCAGCAGCGCAAGGAGCTGCTGGCGGAAGTCGCGCGAAAGCTGGGGGTTGAGGATGCAGTTACGGGCATGGGTGCTTGTGGGGGCTAAAGCGCCAGAGGCTCGCGGTATTTTTCGAGACCGCGCCACATGGCATCCACGGCAATGGGATGGCCCACCGGGAGGGGGTCATTCCTTAATGCAAGGCGCGCGCTCAATGCCTGCTCGTCCGATGTAATCCCCACTTCATCGCGCGTAGCATGGCTTCTCAGACCCATCTTGGCGATGTGGTACGCAACCGCTGTTGGAGATATTTTCAGCAGCCGCGCGATAGCACGATTGGCTAACCCCTGCGCATTTTTCTCACGGATGGTTTCGCGCGTTCTGGATAAGGCGGAACTCTGCACAATTCCGTTTGGGGTGAGGCCATGTTTTTTGAGGGTCGCGTAAACGACATACGGAGTAACGTCACCCCGCTCTGCAATTTGGCCGCTAGTCAGGCCAGATGCGTGCAGTGCCAGAATTTTTTTCGTCCTGGCAGCAATTTGCGTCTGTGATGATTTTTTCACGTCATTTCACCTTCATGCAAAGGATGATCACATCGCCGTCACGGATTTCGATGCATTGGGGTTTTCCAAGCTGGCGCAGGGCATCGGGAGAAATTGCAGGGGAGCCGAACGCGGTCCACTCGCGCGCACTCACCGGGCGGCAGTAAGCCGCTTTATATCCGGGCGGGATGGCGCTCATGCTGCACCGCCATGCGTACGTGCAGCTTCCTCGGTATCTCCGGAAGCGGCTACCGTTTCAGTGCGCGAGGGAGTCGGAAGCTCCTGACCGCAAGTATTTTCTTTTTGAGGGGAATTATTTTCATGAGTGCCGTTGGTAACATCACGACCCGCGAGGGGCTTATCCTTCTTGTCGCTACAAGCCTTGCCGCAGCTTCCGGTAAGGCCCTCCCAGCCGTTCAGCCCGGAAGCACAAAGACGTCCTTCGACGAGACAACCGCTATTTTCAACAAGGCCAGAGAGATTGTTGACGGCCCTGCATAAGTAAGCCTCGAACATGGAGGCGTTCTTCACAATGTTGGACGCCTCTAGTTCTCCAGCTTGCTTCGCAAGTTCCATCGCATGGGCAAGCGCCTGCGCTCTGATTTCGTTGATCATGTCCGCTTCTCCTGAAGGAGAGTAATGATGCGATCCAGTTTCGCGGATACTGACTTCATCCAGTCGATCAGAAAGCAAATCAGACTAATCGTGAGTAAGATGACGACCGGCAGCGATGAGGGCGGCGCAAGTTCCGGGGATGTCATGCCCGCGCCTCCTCGGTGGGGGTGCGTTCGTACAAGTCGGGGCGGAGCGCTTCGCGGGGGAAACCCGTAATTTGCTCAATCCGCACGACAAGTTCAGACGGCACGACATTCCACTGGGCCACCGCTCCCCGAGTGATGCCCAGACCTGATGCGACCTTGGCGGACAATCCGCGCCGGGATCGGATCAGGGACATTCCTGTTTCTTTGCTCATGAGATGAGCTTAGCACCACTGAGCGTGAAAGGAAAGCATTTTTGCTTAGTGCTGATAAGCGGCCTATAGGTCAGTATCCACACATGGAACTCAAAGACCTCATACGCGCCGCCAGAAAGGCTAAAGGGCTGTCTCAAGCTCGTTTGGCTGAGCTTATAGGCGTCAATAAAAGTGCAGTTGCGCAATGGGAGCTGGGTTCAACAAACCCTAACAATGATAGTATGGCAGCCTTGCGCGCGGTATTATCTATCGAAGAGCAAATCGCGCCAATCGGCTCTTCCCCATACGCAGGTGAGTTGGTCGAAGATCCCGACGAACTCGCCTTGCTCAAATTCTGGCGGTCTCTTTCTGTTGAGAAGAAGCGAGCTGTGGTCGATCTCCTCCATATTGGTCGGCCCCGCCGACTCTGAACCACGTCTAGCCAACGTAATGCCCCGATTTGCGCTAGTGTTCCTCTTACGTTCTACATCACACCCCGCCAGAGGCAGAGTCAACATTTTTTGACGCTAAGCATTTTCGCTTAGGTGTGCTAATTTTTTATGTTGACTGCTTAGCGGTGCTGAGCGTATGACTAACCCATCAACCAAACAGGTGATGGGCAATGACACAGACTGTCGAGTATTTCGGGACAAGAAAGAGCGCATTAAAAGCTAAGGACGAATTAGGTAGTGGCTTTGATTGCTTAATTGAGCGCGAATGTGCCGGGGTTTGGGTTTTAAAATCTCGCTGCCTGCTCTGGAAAAACAAAACAGTGGAGGCGGCATAATGCGCTCCACACACCCCCAAAAACCAATAACCCAGCAATGGGACTTCATAGCCACACAGTGGGCGCTGGCAGCTCTGCATAACCCGTTCGTGCAGGTCGCCATTGGCGTTGCATTCTGGGGCGCTGCCGCTGCTTACATCTGCCTTGCGGATAGCGCCATGCCGGTCGTTGCGGACTGCCTGAACGTCCTCTTCTTCCCGTGGAACATCGTGGCCGACCTGACCGGGCTGCCTCGCGCTCCTTATTTGGAGGGTTGAGGGGTGGGTGAAACGCAGTTCACGCCGGGGCCTTGGCGGGTCCGCTTCGGCAACATTGGCCATGTTACGGCTGAAAATGGCGCATTGGTCGCTAAATGCCAGCGCCTTACCAGTCTGTGCAATTTGCAGGCTAACGCCCGCCTAATCGCCGCCGCGCCTGATCTTTATGAGGCTTTGGAGCGCGTCATTAAAATAATTGATGATAGCTCATGGTGCTTAAAACTCACCGAAGAGCGCGCCGCTCTCGCGAAAGCCAGAGGCGAAACCCCCTGATGCCCCCGCACTTCCCGGCTCGCGGGCCGGGCTTTGTGGCCGCATTGGCCGAATGTTTCCCACGAGGGAGTTTGGAAAATGTCTTACAAAAACGAGGCGTACGAGAAGGCGCTTAACGAAGGCATGTTCAGCACTGATGGGCTGACACCCTTTGTTGCCATTGAAGTACAGAAGTATGAAACGGCAATCGTAAACCTGCTGCGCGTAGCGGATGCGATGCAGTTCCCGTTCTTCACCGACAACAAGTTTGCTGCTGTTGAGTTGGCTTTTGCCGAGGAAGCCATTTGCGACATGGTTTGCGCGGTGCGCGAGCTGCAAAAGAAGCATGGAGAAGACTGCGGCCTTGTCGCACAAACGCGACATGACGCCATGCGTGGGATGGAGGTGGCGGCGTGATGCTCACTGAATCTCAAAGGGCCGATCTGGCTAGCATCATCACTCTGGCCGCTTCATGCTTGCGTGAGGAAGAAGTGCACTTGGATACCGCTCACTTCTTTCAGCATACGGGGGCCAAGTTGGCGCTGAGCATACGCCCCAAGCGTGAGCCAGCATTCTCCGCCGAACTTATGCGGGCTCAGGAGGTAGCGGCGTGAGCGATCCCCTCCTCACCACCGCTAATCGCATCCATGCAGACGTTCTGCGCCCGGCTATAGCGGCATGGAGCCACTTCATAACCGCCATCCGCGAACCGGGTGCAAATATTGATGCCTGCTATCTGGAGCTTATCGGCGCAGCAGAAGAGTTGGAGCGTAAGGGCAAGCAGGCCGTGCAGCTTATGCGTCCTGAACTGGCGCAGCGTATGCAGGCAGATGGTGTAACCGGGTTTCAGTCGGAAAACTGGAAAGCCAGCCTGCGAGACAAGCCGCCAGAGCCTTTCGTGACTGATGAAAAGGCATTGAAGGCCGCTCACCCTGAACTCTGGCAGCCTCAGCCTGACAAGTTCCAGACCAACGAAATGAAAAAGCTGGCCCGGAAGAAGAACCTTCCCGGCGTTTCCCTAACCAATGGTGGCGCACCCGTTCTGGTCGTTAGCGCCCGTAAGGATGGTTGATATGAGTAATTCCCTGACAACCCATTCATCTGTTTTGCAGCCAACAACTTTTCAGGAGCTGATGAGCTTTGCAAAAATGGCATCATCTTCTGACCTGATGCCCAAGGATTACCGCGGTAAGCCTGAAAACATCATGATTGCCGTTCAGATGGGTTCAGAACTTGGCTTGGCCCCTATGCAGGCCATCCAGAACATAGCCGTCATCAACGGGCGTCCGAGCATTTGGGGCGATGCCATGCTTGCGCTGGTGCGCGGGTCTGGTCTTTGCGGGTCGGTAAAAGAGTTTTTTGAGGGCGAAGGCGATAACTTTCAGGCCGTCTGCGTAGTTCGGCGCAAAGATGGTGATGAAGTGCGTGGTGAGTTCAGTATAGCAGATGCCAAGAAAGCCTCTCTTTGGTCCAAACAAGGCCCTTGGCAGCAATACCCGCGCCGGATGCTCCAGATGCGCGCCCGCGGCTTTGCTCTACGAGATGCATTCCCGGACGTGCTTCGCGGCCTTATCAGCGCAGATGAGGCCGCTGATATACCAACCGAAACCATCGACATTACACCACCCCAAGAGCGCATTGCAGAACCCAAGCCCATAGATCACCGCGCCATATTCCAAGAGCGCCTTGCTGGATGCGCTGACGCAACCTGCACAGATACACTTTGGCAGACATGGCAACGTACTCTGGCCCGCGCAGAAGAGGCTGGGAAGCCGATTTCCGAAGATGTGCAATCTGATGTGAAGGATATGATCGCCGCCAAACGTGCTGAGTTTGCGCAGGAACATGCTGCTGCTCCGGTTGATGAGGTGCCAGCATGAGAGCGAGAAAGAAAACACCGCGGAAATGGCTATGCGGGGAGATAATCCCAAACAATGAGGCTGGTCTGATAGAGATCGCGACATTTAGGGGGTGGTTTTGGCACAACCGTCTGCACAAGCCAGTTCATTCAATCGCCATCTGCAATATGAGCTTGTCCACCATAATCTCCCTACTTAGGGGCGGCAGAATTCATCGCGCCACAATCAATCCAGAGTGGATTGAATTCGAGAGGAAGAAATTTCTCGATCTTCCTCAAGGTGCGCGACTGGAGATTGCCGACTTTTCCGAAGCGGGAGTGCCAGCATGATCATCTTCTACGACACAGAGACAACCGGCCTGCCCGACCGGTTTGCGCCCCTCAACTCTGCGCGTCAGCCCCGTTGCGTGCAGCTTGCGGCAATCCTGACCGACAATGCGGGCAATGAGCAATCCTGCATTAACCTTGTGGTGCATCCTGACGGCTGGACTATTCCTGCAGGTGCAGCAGCCATCCATGGCATTACCACCGAAAAAGCCAAGGCAATTGGCATAAGGGAGGCTGTTGTTGCAGCCGCCTTCTATGACCTGAGCCGCAAGGCAGATCTGGTGGTTGCTCACAATGAGAAGTTTGACCACCAGATCGTCAGCATCATGTTTGAACGGCTGGGGCGCGGATGGAAACTTGATGGCCCAGCCTTCGACACAATGGAAGCTGCGGCACCAATCGTAAACCTTCCGCCAACACCCCGCATGATCGCGGCGGGTATCGACAAGCCCAAAGCGCCTAAGCTGGAAGAGTGCATCCAGCACTTCTTTGGCGAGAAGCTTGAGGGTGCACATGATGCCCTGATCGATGTTCGCGCCTGCGATCGCCTTTATTTCCACCTTCGTGCCGAAGGAGTTGCGGCATGATCACCCCCACCAACTGGCCCAACCCCGAGCGGCCCGGCGTGCCTCTGTTTTATGAGCGGGATGGCGTGCATATTTTCCAAGATGAAGGAGAGTATGGGACATTAGGTATTTTTTGGAGTGCGAATAACCGAACTTGGTATTGCGACGAGAAAACAGAAGTTGACAATGAATGGCCTTCCGAGATTCTGCAGAATTGCAGATACATCGGCCCCGTCCTCACCCCCACGCAAATATCCGAGATGCTGGCGGGGGAGCGGGAGCGCGTTGAAGCTGAAATGGGCGCATACGTGAAGAATATCATGGATGCCCATCCCGAATGGAATATGGAGCAGCTTTACTCTGCACTTAAGGAACGTGAAGCCATCCGCAACCTAGGAGCCGCGCCATGAGTCAATCAGATTGGCGCGCACAGGCGCAGGATGCCGTGGAGAAAATGGGCACTGATGCAGGGTATTTTTCATACGGGGCAATCGTATGGGATGCTTTGCCAGACGGACACAGGGAGCAACTCAAGCAATTACTCTACCAAGGCCCCGTATATGACGGGAGCGTTATCAGTAAATCCGCTCGTGATGATCTGCTGAAATTAGGGCTGGCTGTCCGCTGTTGTTTTATGGGTGAGGATGGTTTTACGGCGGCATCATACGCCGCTTACAGCGTTGCAAAGCAGGGGAAATCTGATCGGCTCCAAATTAAACAAGGAACACCGTCATGAGAGTATTTTTAGGAATCCTAATAGGGTTGGGAATTGCTGTCGGAGTAGGAGCTTTTTACCTGATAGCTCTCATCAAATCGTTTGGCCGGAATTGGGGATAAAACGCCATGAGGACGAGAGAGGAGCAGATTACCGATATAGTTGAGTTCTGCGAATGCCTTGTGCATTCAAGTGATAGCCCAAACAGAGACACAATCTCTGAATGGTTGATTGAAGCAGAACAGCGTGTGCGGGCGGAGATTGCCAAGCGGCATACGTGGTTTTACATGGTTGATGATCCAGAAAGCGGCCATGCCGATATGGCTGACATGCTTTGTGAGACAAATCCTTTTGAAATCGTGGAAACGTCTGAAGCTGCTGATATTCGCCTCTTCTTCGCGTTCCAGGATGAAGACGGAGAAATTCACGAATTTCCCACGCGCGAGGAAGCAGAACAGGCGGCGAAAAAAGCCATCGACGCAGCGCGGGAGGTGAAGGAATGAGCCGAGCAATTCCAATGCAATACGGTTTCAAGTGGGGCGCGTGTGAGGTTTCGCGCCTCTATGACCATGGCGGCCACGTCACTATGGAACTGAAAACGGATGCCGCAAAGCTGAGTATTCGCGTCACGCCATCCGGGCAGATCCGGGTTGAGCAGACGGCAGGCCGCGGATCAGCCGTAAAAATGGAAGGTATGCATTCCGAAACCATAACCATCCCAGAGGTACGCAACGACCGGCCTATTCCGACGAAGGGAGGGGTGGATGGGTAACATAACACCACGGTTGCTTTCAGTTGAGGAGGCCGCTCGGTATGTGGGGCTTTCTCGGTCAGCGTTTCTGGGGAGTGTTGCAAACTCCGTGCCCCCTCTACGGCTGGGGACTAGGCGCGTAACATGGGACAGGGTGGCGCTTGATCGCTGGATTGACGCTCAATCTGGTATAAGTACACCAGGCACCCAAAAAGAGATAAACCCCTTAGACGCGCTGCTGTGATCGCAATTAAGATAAAATATGTGCAAAAGCACAAAGGCCGCGATGGGAGGGTGCGATATTATTTCCGCCATCCCCGACTGCCTAGATTACCCCTGCCAGACATTCAGGACGGCAAATTCTGGGCGGCGTATCAGGCCGCATTAGGGCAGGACTGCCCCGCAGCAATTCAGAAAAGAGATCCGGGCACTTTCAGTTCGTTATGCGATGACTGGATGAAGTCCGCAGAGTTCCAGCAGCTTGGCCCGGCAACGCGCAAGAACTACCAGCGCATCCTGCTGCGTATGCAGGCTGAAGATTTTGGCTCATATCAAGCAACCGACTTCCAGCCCAAGCACATCCGGCGGTTCATAGCCAGAAAGGCAGATACGCCTGCCGCGGCGAATCATTGGCTGCGCATGTTCAGGCTCGCCTTTGATTTTGCGGTGAAAGATGGTCGGGTCGAAACCAACCCAACCCTAGGTGTGCAGCGACTAAAGGAAAAGGCAGAAGGAGCCAAATCTTGGGATGAGGCTGAAATAGCAGCCTTTGAGGCTAGGTGGCCGCATGGAAGCCTACCTCGTCTAGCATTTGCTCTGCTTTTATACACAGGACAGCGCCGCAGTGATGTTGTGCGAATGGGTTGGAAGGATGTTGACAACGGACTGATAGCAGTGACGCAAGTTAAGACCGGGTCAGAACTGCTTATCCCTATTCACCCCAACCTAGCCACTGAGTTGGCATATGTGGATAAATCCAAGCCGACCTTTCTTCAAACATCAAAGGGACAATCCAGCACTACGGGATTTTATAACCGCTTTGTCAGGTGGGCGCGTGACGCGGGGCTTCCTTCCGGCCTAAGTCCGCATGGCCTACGAAAAGCCGCGGCGCGCCGCTTGGCAGAAGCTGGATGTACCGCGCACCAGATTGCGGCCATAACTGGACACCGAACTCTGGGAGAGGTTCAGAGGTACACAAAGGCGGTTGATCAGGCTCGGCTGGCGCGTGAGGCTATGGCAAAAATCGGCGGAGGAAGTTTTACAAAACCGGGAAATTCGAGCGAATTTTAG